CGAACCCGCAGTGGTTCGAGCTTGGCACCGACGAAGACTTGAACGACCCCGACACCCCGTTTGTTGACCCGCTCCCCACTCCCCGCCACCGTTCCGTTCCCAGCTAAGGAGGCACCGTGACCGAATCAGAAGCCTCCGCACAGATCGGACGCATGACGGACTCGACCGTTGCGCCGGTGCTTGATTCCACAGACCTCGCCGACTGCGTGGACGCCGCGGCCCGCATTGACACGAACGATGTCTACCGCGACGACGCCGCATGGATTCCTACCTGGGATCTCAACGCAGGCGCAGCGGTCGGGTGGTCATACAAGGCCAGTCGCTCCGCAGGCAACTTCAATTTTTCCGAGGACTCGCAGCGCTTTGACCGCGCCCAGGTCTACGCGCACTGCGCAGCGCAGGCCAAGATGTACGCTGACAAGGCGATGGGCTCGCTGCCGCATACCACTTAGGCCGAAAGGCCGCAAAATGTGGGGACTGCCGTTCGGTGGCTGGCGGTTAATCCTCGCGTAGAACCATACGTCCCTCCTGGGTCAGGCGACCTTGTAACTGGACAGTTCGCTGTCCTCTGTCGCCGATTACCCAATGAGCCGTGTGGGGTTCACGTGGGGAAGTCCCCACTTCTTCAAAGCCACCCAGCCACCAACAAAAGGAGCCACAAATGAGTAAAGAACCAAAGGATGAACTCGCCGTACTCGCGTTGAAGTTGGGTCAGGTCAGGATTGAGAAGCAGCGCCTTCTCCAAGAGGAAATCCGGCTTGATGTTGAAATCCGACGTTGCCTGTCGCAAGAGGCGTCACGGTGACGCCCGCCGCTACTGCGATTGCGGAGGGGGGTGATGCCAGAATGTCAGAGAAGCCCAAACTCCTCTGGCATTCGTTAGGAATCGAACGCGCCATTTTGTTCCACGGGCTACGCCGTGGAGACCGCGCTGTTCACCATGCGGCTGAAGGAGCATTATAACTTAGCCATATCGGCGTTCTTCGGCCTGTCCGGCGCCGTGATCCCGTGGAACGGCATCCCCGTTCTGCCCGCTGCTGACCCCAACGGCTACGGCAACGATGTGATCCGCGAGCACGTCCAGATGTTCGGCGGCGACGACCGCACCCTCGTTGTCACGCTGATGGACGCATGGGTTCTCGACCCCCAAACCTGGGGCGGGCTCGACCTGGCCTGCTGGGTGCCGGTAGATCACGAACCGGCACCGGACCCGGTGGTCAACTTCTTCCGCAACTCAGGGGCGATCCCGATAGCGATGTCGAAGTTCGGCCAGCGGATGCTTCAGGACGCCGACCTCGACCCGCTCTACGTGCCCCACGCCATCGACACGAAGGCGTATCGCCCGCACGATCAAGCGGAAGCCCGTAAGTCGCTGGGCCTGGACCCGGACGACTACATCGTGGGCATGGTCGCGGCGAACAAGGGCAACCCGTCCCGCAAGTGCTTCGCCGAAGCCTTCGAGGCGTTCAAGGCGTTCCACGACCGCCACAGCGAAGCCAAGCTCTACCTCCACACGGAGGCAACCGGGCGCTTCGGCGGCGTGGATCTCCCCGGCCTGATTCACAAGGTCGGCCTCGACCCGCAGGCGGTCATCTTCAGCGATCAGTACCGGGCCGTCCACCTCCCGCAGACCGCAGAGAAGATGGGCGAAGTTTTCTCCTGCTTCGACGTGCTGCTCTCACCGTCCGCTGGTGAGGGGTTCGGCATCCCCGTGATCGAGGCTCAGGCGTGTGGCGTTCCCGTCATCGTCTCCGACTTCTCCGCCCAACCCGAGCTGGTCGGCGCAGGCTGGCTAGTCGAAGGGCTCAAGACCTACACCGCTATCGGGTCATGGCAGTTCAAGCCTTCCGTCCCCGACATCTTCCAAGCGCTTGTGAAGTGCTACCGCAGAACTGACCGCGAGGTTGCCGACGGCGCAGAGAAGGCCAGGTCGAAGGCGCTGGAGTACGACATCGACAAGGTATTCGCCGAGCACATGTTGCCCGCGCTGGCTGAGGTCCAGAAGCGGATCGACGCTCGCAAGCCGCAGACTCTGAAGGCTGCGGCATGATGGAGACACTGGCGGCAATCGCGGTGTTCGTTCTCATTATCGTTGCTGTGATCTGGGCGGGCAGCGGACCTCCGACCGACGACGGCAACAGCAACTGGAGCGGCCCGACCAGCGGCGGCACAGGATGAGAATTACATTCCACCGTTTCGGTAGAGGCGTCAAACCTGTGTTGATCGTCAAGAACGGCGATACGGAGGTCTGGTCGGTCGGCTGGAACCTAATCCGCTCTTACCGGCGCGCCAAGCGATGACCGTCGCCTTCATCTACGACCCCGGCTGCCTTGACGGAAGCCGGGGCGGCGCGGAGCTAGCAATGGACGAACTGCTTGAGTGCGCACCGGTTGACATCACCAGCATGGCCGAAGCCGACACGGTGGTGATCGGCAACTGTGCCACGATTCGACCGTCAATCATCCCCGACCTTGAAGACAAAAAGGTGTGGCGCTACCATCACGACCTGTCCCGCGTCGAACACCCCGACCTTCGCGCATGGCTTGACGTAAACGCGCAGCACATATTCTCCTCACCGCTCCACCGCGACCTGTACCGGGACCACCCCGACGGCCACCTGATCCCCCCGTGCTTCACCCTGGCCGAGTTCAAGCCGAACCGGCAGATACGCCGCCACCCGTCCCGCAACGGAGCCTGCACCGTTGGATCGTGGCAGGGGCCGGGCAAGGGCGCTCGACTGCTATCAGAGCTAGGGGTTCCGCTCGACTGCTACGGCACCGGGGCGTTTCAGCCCTACGGCGCTCACATCCAGCAACTGGGCCCGGTTGAGCACTCCAAGCTTCCGGCGATCCTCTGGCAGTACGAAACCTTCTACTTCCTGCCGACTGTACCCGAGCCGTTCGGGCGATGCGTGGCTGAAGCGTGGGCCGCGGGCGCGACCGTAATCACCAACGACAACGTCGGGGCCAAATACTGGATCGAACACGAGCCCGACAAGATGTTCAGCGCCGCGCAGGACTTCTGGAGCCTGGTGGCACCGTGATTGACCTGATCGTTCCCACCGTACCCGGCAGGGAGGAGTCCCTCGCCCGCTGCCTGGCGTCCTTCCCTGACACCAACCACATCGTCGTAACCGGACAACCGACCTGCGGCCTCGGCTGGCTGGAAGGCATCGCCCGGTCCACCGCCGACTACCTGATGCTCTGCTGCGATGACATCGAGGCCGATGGCGACGGCTGGCGCGAAGCCTGCGTCGAAGCGGCTGACGCCGGCAAGCTACCGGCCCCGGTCATTCACCGGCCCGACGGCGGGCTGGAATCCGCCGGGGGAGACATGGGAAGCCCCGGCTGCCTGATCACCGACATACGCGACGACTGGGCACCCATCGACTTTACCCCGATGCCGTTCGGCTCACGGGCGCAGATCGAGGCCATCGGCATGATCGCCGCGCACTACATGACCGACGTTTACTGGTCGCACCGTGGCAAGCAGCTCGGCTACGACACGGTGCTGCGACACGACTTCCGCCTGATCCACCACCACGCAATGCCGGGACGGCGCAACCCGGACGCCGACGACCGCATTCTTTATTCGGAGGGGCTCGCTTGTGAGTAAACCCACCGCCATCATTCCAGCCACCAACACACAGGAGTCACATGTCTAGGGTTCTCATCACCGGCTCACTCGGAACGATTGGCCGACCACTTACCTTCGAGCTTGCCGAACGCGGTCACGCCGTCTACGGCTGCGACCTGGCCCACACCGCGCAGGAGCAGGACACCTACATGCGCTGCGACGTAGCCGACTTCCGGCAGCTAGAGCGCGTCTTCGCCGAGTATCAGCCGACCGCTGTGTTTCATTTGGCCGCAGAGTTCGGACGCCACAACGGCGACCGACACTATGAGCAGGTCTGGCGGACCAACCTGATCGGCACCCACAACGTCCTTGAACTTTGCGAACGCCACGGTGCCAAGCTGATCTTCGCCAGCACCTCCGAAATCTACGGCGAGTGCGACGAGGAGTTCCTGACCGAAGACCTCTCCGAGAAGATCCCGCTCAGGCAGCCCAACGAATATGCCTTGAGCAAGTGGGCCAACGAGCAGCAGATCCTCAACTACACCGCCCGCCACGATGTCGAAGCGGTGAGGCTCCGGTTCTTCAACGCCTACGGACCCGGCGAGACTTACCACCCGTACCGCTCGGTCATCGCCCTGTTCTGCCACCGGGCGCTCAACGGCATCCCCTGGACCGTCTACGAGGGCTACTGGCGCACGTTCATGTATGTCGATGACTTCATCCCCACGCTCGCCAATGTGCTGGAGCAGGGACGCGCAGGCGAGGTCTACAACATCGGGGGCGAAGACTTCCGTTCAGTCCGCGAGCTGTCCGACCTGATCCTCCACGAGACAGGCGCAAGCTCAGACCTCGTGAGCTACTTGCCCGAGGACGTACATAACGTCCAGAGTAAGCGGCCAGACAACACGAAGGCCCGGAAGTACCTCGGCCACGATCCGAAGATGAAGCTTGAAGAAGGCGTCCCGCTAACCCTCGAATGGATGGAGTCAAGATGAAAACCTACAAAGTAGTTGGCACCCAGCCGATCCTCGACAACCAGCCCGGAGAAACCTTCGAGGGCAACATCCCCGCCGACCGCGAGGCATTCCTGATCGCCATCGGTGGCCTCGCCGTGGTCAACGAGCCGAAGGCCGTAGAGAAGCCGAAGGCGACCAAGAGTGCTGACCGCTTCTGAACTGACCGCCATGCGGTCAACACTCGACGCTTCACTGCCTGACTCGGCGATCATCAAGACCCCAACATGGGTATCTGACGGCGGCGGTGGCGGCACCACGACCTACACGGCGTCTGGAACTGTTGACTGTCGTGTAACGCCCGGTGCTGGCGTGGCGGGAGTCGGCGAGGTCGTTAGGGGCAACCGACTAGACCCGGACGTTGACGCATTGTTCACCTTTCCTTATGACACCGCCATAGACGCGAACGATGTAATTGAGCTGAGCGGTCGGACATTCTCGGTAAAGGCCGTGGCCGAGCCGCGCTCCTGGTCGGTGAGCCTGCGGGTGGACGTGAAAGAGGTGACTTGATGGCACTCACTCCCAGCACCTTGCTCAGGAGCGGCGGCGCTGTCCTGATGACCGTGGCGCTGAAGTCCGAACTGGACAACATCGCCTCCGGTATTGACGACGAGCTGAACGAGGTCATGCGTGAGCAGGCCGAAAAGATGGAGAAGACGGCTAAGTCGAAGATCCGCAGTATCAGCGGCGACCTCGAAAAGTCCGTGAAGGTCTACGTATACGGGCGGGCCGGTAAGCGCGGGTTCAGGGTTGGTGCCGGTGCGAAGGACGAAGAGGGCAGGCCATATGGCCACATGGTCGAGTACGGCTCGGAGAAGTCGGGCGGCAGTCGTAACGCCGCGGCACACCCCTTCATGATTCCGGCGCTGGAAGAACACCGGCAGGAAACCATCGACGCCTTGAACGACAAGATCGAGGAGATGGCATCGTGAGCCTCGCCGTCCGACAAGCCCTCTACACAAAGCTCGGCACGGTGTCCGGCGTAACCAACGCGGTCAGCACCCGGATCTACCACGATCAGGCACCGCCTGATGCGACCTACCCGCTGGTGATTTTCAACAAGATGGCCGGGACCAAGACCCGCGCCTTCTCGACACCCAACGCCTTCAACCGCGAGGTCTGGCTAGTCAAAGCCGTTGACCGCAGCACAGGCTCCAACATCGTAGACGCTATCGCTGGTGCCATAGACACGGCACTCGACGGCGGCACGATCACGGTAACCGGCAAGAAACTCGCCGACCTCACACATGTGGGGGATGTCGAGTACCTGGAGCCCGTGGGCGACCAGGAGTATCGCCACGCCGGAGCTACCTTCGCAGTCGTTCTGACTGCTCCCTAAAACTTACCCAGCCACCACTCCAGCCACCGATAGCGGGGGGCGCGTTCGCGCACCTCCGAGCGCTCCCGCGCACCCATCGCAATCGACCCAAAGGAGTTGGCACCATGCCAAAAGAAGTTCTGATCAACGCAAAGATCACGGTCAACGACGTCGATCTCTCTGACCACTGCTCGTCCATCACCATCGAGGACTCAGCCGACGAAGTGGAGTTCACCTCGTTTGGTGATTCCTACCGCGACTTCGGCCAGGGTCTGAAGGACTCGACCATCACGGCGTCGTTCTTCAACGACCACGCCGCGGCTTCGGTCGCTGACACCCTCCAGGCGTTTTACAGCTCGGGCGGAACCTTCGACGTGAAGGTGTGGCCTGACGCGGCTGGAACGGTCGTCTACACGCAGCGTTCGCGCCTGTTCACGAACCCGACGCTCGCGGGCGCGGTCGGCGACGCCAACACCATCGACGCCACGTTCAGGAACGCAGGCACCGCCGGCGTAGCCCGCGCCAGCTCGTGACGTACCGGGGCCGGGGCAATCCGCCTCGGCCCCGTAGCCACCGGCTTATCAGCCACCAACCAGAAGGAGCAGCATGAAGGCATCTACTAAGACAGCATGGCTTGACGGCCCCGGCGATCTCGCCGAAGCCGTAGTCGAGGACGTTCCGGTCAAGGGCCAGAGCGTCAAGGTCCGAGGACTCCCCGCTCAGTTCAGCAACGAAGCGCAGAGCAAGGCGCTGAAGATGGTTACAGGAGCCCGTGGCGAGCAGTCGGCCTCGGTCGATGTCGCAGTCATGGCTGTCATCCAGTTCCAGCACGGCGTCGTGGAGCCTGAGTTCAGCTACGCCGAAGCGAAGAAGGTGGCCGAGAGGTTCGGTCCCGCATTTCACAAGGTCGTTGAGAAGATCGACGAGCTCTCAGGCGTGGACAAGGAGGCCATCGAGGAAGCAAGTGCCACGTTTCAGGCTGGCGTGGAGGAACCGGGACACGATGGGGAGGCTGAACCTGCTTCAACTCCCGCCATCAATAGCGGACCCACTGTTTCTAGCGGAACTGGCGCTTGAGTTGAAGATGCCGATCAGCGAGATCGGTAGCAGGATGAGTAACTACGAACTAAACGTGATGTGGCCGGCGTTCTTCGCCGAACGGGCCCGTCACCAACGAGCAGAGGCAGAAAAACAGGCGCGTCGGTAACCCGGTGCGCCTGTTTTTTGTAACCGAAAGGAGGTGGTGGCATGGCATCAACAAGCACAGCGCTGAACATCCTGGTCACGGCGAGTACCGCGCAGGCTCAGGCCAAGCTGAAGGCCGTAGATGCTCAGATGAAGAAAACCGCCGCCACCTCCGGTGTTACCGCTGGCTCAATGGGCAAGCTGGGCAAGGGTGGCATGGTGGCCGCCGGTGGCTTTGTTGCCGCCGCCGCCGCCGCCGCTATTGCAGGCAAGCAGCTCTACGACGTAGGCAAGGAACTAGACGAAGCCTACGACACGATTCGCACAGGAACCGGCGCGACTGGCAAGCAGCTTGAAAAGCTCAAGAAGGACTTCCGCTCTGTCGCAGGCCAGGTTCCCGATGACTTCGCCACCACCGGCACTGCTGTCGCCGACCTCAACACCCGACTTGGCCTTTCCGGTAAGCCACTCCGGCAGATGTCGAAGAACATGCTCAACCTCTCGCGGATCACCAAGACGGACCTTGAGGGCAACATCAAGTCGGTTGCCCGGTCTTTCGTAGACTGGGAAGTTCCAGTCAAGAAGCAGAGCGCAGCACTCGACGGGCTGTTCCGCCTCGGGCAGAAGTCAGGCTCCTCCGTTGCGGAGATCGCAGACAACATGCAGAAGTTCGGCTCACCGCTCCGTACCCTCGGATATAGCGTGGGAGAGGCCGCAGCGATGTTCGCCAACTTCGAGCGGGCCGGCGTCAACATGCAGACGATGGTTCCGGGCCTCAAGCTCGCCATCGGTAACCTCGCGGACCCAACTGACGACCTTCGCGGCAAGCTGGAAGGGCTCGGCGTAGCCGCGGGCAAGCCGGAGAAGGGCCTGAAGCAGATCATGGAACTGCTCGGCAGTGACAGCAAGCTCAAGGGCGTGGAGAAGATGAACCTGGCAATGGACGTATTCGGCAAGCGAGCCGGTGCGGACATGGCCGAGGCGATCAAGCAGGGACGATTCAACCTCAAGGACTTCATAGACGAGTTCAAGAACGGCAACGACACGATAGACAAGACCTCTCGGGATACCAGAGACGCCGCCGAGAATATGGGCATCTTCTGGAACAAGGTCAAAATCCTGATGGCTCCCGTCGCCACTTGGATCTTCA